ATATTGGTACGTCAAATGGATTAAGTTGGTTGGCACATGCGGTTGGTAAAAAGGTTGTATTAATTACAAATGTAACAAAAAAGTGGTGTGAGTTTACAACAAATATGATCAGAATTGACAATGAATCTGTTTGTCACGGATGTTTAAATGAAAAACAATTTGACAAATATGATTGGAATTGGTGTCCTAATCATAAAAATACAAAAAGAATGTTTGAGTGTACTACTACCATATCACCACATGATGTTCTTAACAAGATGAAAGGTATATTATAATATGGCTCAAGGCGTACATAAAATTACAGAAGATTTTGAATCAAAATTGTCAGATTACACCGGCGCTCCTTTTGTTGTTGCGGTAGACAATTGTAGTAATGCTCTATTTTTATCATTGTACTATGAAAATGTCAAAGGTAAAGAAATTACAATACCTTCTAGAACATATCCATCTGTACCATGTGAAGTAATTCATGCTGGCGGTAAGGTTGTATTTGAAAATGTGTCTGATAAAACTATAAAAGGTCCATATCAGTTAAAACCATCAAAGGTATGGGACAGTGCTCTTAGATTTACACACAACATGTATATACCAAACACTCATATGTGTGTTTCATTTACAGGTCCATATAAACACCTAAAGTTGGGAAAGGGTGGTGCAATACTAACTGATGATTATAGCGCATATATGTGGTTTAAACGTGCAAGATTCAGTGGTAGAAGAGAATGTTCATATCATGAAGACTACTTTGATATGTTAGGGTGGAATTTTTATATGATGCCTGAGATTGCTGCTAGAGGACTACTGTTGTTGACACAGTTTTATAATATGGATGGCACACCAAAACATAATGAAGATTTGGAACTTCCATATCCAGATTTGTCTAAGTATCCAATATACACTCAATATGATCAAGAAATTTGAAAACTATCTTAGTATACAATTAAGAGATGCAGGATTAACGTTTGGGGATAACGTCAATATATCAAATGATGTTATACTACACAATCCAAAAAATATTTTTATTGGTAACAATGTTAGAATTGATTCTCAGTGTATTTTAATTGCTGGAAAAGACACAAAAATTGTTATAGGAAATAACGTTCATATTTCCGCAGGTTGTTATTTTTTTGGTGGAGGAGGAAATATAATCATGGAAGATTATACTGGTACATCTTCTAGAACTGCAATTTATACTGCGTCTGATGATTATACTGAAGGATACATGACTAATCCAACGGTTGATGAAAAGTATAAAAAAATAAAAAAGGGAGATGTGATTTTAAAAAAACACACTATTGTAGGAAGTGCGTCAACTATATTACCAGGCGTAACACTTGAATTTGGTACATCTGTAGGTGCTCATTCACTGGTAAATAAATCATCATCACCATTTGATTTATTATTTGGATCACCAGCAAAATTCATCAAGAAAAGAAAAAACGTTTATTTAAAATGAAAGATCTTATCTTAATCAGTTCACATTGTACAAATTTAGAAAAACGTAATGCTTTAAATAAGTTGGTTGATTCACTTCAATCAGTCAGAAATGATTATGATCTGATGGTTGTAAGTCATTTACCTATATCATCTGACATTTCTGAAAAAGTCAATTACGCATTTTATGATAGTGAAAATACAAAAACTACTGATTGGCAATATTTAAATGCGCCGTGGTTATATATTGGTGATGAGTTTATTATAACGTCAGTGTTTTTTTGTACCAATGGAGCAAAATCAAATTATCTAGCCATATATAGGTTGTTAATCATGGGATTTTCTTTTGCAAAAGCTTTTGGATATAAAAAGGTACATTATATAGAATATGACTGTTATATGGAAAATTTTGATCAATTATATGATAATACAAAATTATTGGATGAACATGATGCGGTAATGTACTACAAATCAAAAGAAAATGAAATTAAAGGTGATCATATACCAGTTGGTCATTTTCATTCTACAAGAGTTGATAATATAAATGAATTGTTTACAAGTTATGATCCAGATAAATTATTATATACGTTGTCAACATGCGCATTTAAAACAAATGAATGTGTAACTGAAAAGGTTTATAAAATGGGTGATAGAAAAATTTATTATAAACATCATAACCTGTTAGAAATTGGAAATTCCTATTTTAATAAAAGTTCTGACACTTCTTTGATGGATGAACCTATTCCATGGATTGCTCCGTATTATAATGAAGAATCAGATACAGTGTGTATCATCTTTTATAATATTATAAAAAATCACGTTTGTAAAAATTTAACAGTGATCGTTAATGATGAACAAATATATAATGTTCATGAATTAAAGTATATTCACTGGCAGTCTTTTGATTTGGGATCTTTAGATTCAATAAATAAAATTTCAATTTTTGTTAATGATAAATTAAATAAAGTTATACATTTTGATGAGTCAAATCGTCACAAATTTAGATATGTTAGTTACAGATCAAAGGGACGCATGTTAACTCACATTTAAAATTAAATTAATTAATAAGTTTAACGTTTTTGTATATATAACATATGGCAGAACCTATTAAATTTACACAACAAGAGTTGGATTCATTAAAGAAAATTCAACTAAGTTTTCAAGAAAACATTATGTCATTTGGTCAATTGTATTTAGACAAAATGACATTAGATGCAAAAATCAAAGAACTCTCTCAAGTTGAATCTAACCTTAGAACCAACTATGAAAAGATTCAAAAAGATGAAGATGAGTGGTTAAACTCCATCACAACCAAATATGGTGAAGGCGCATTAAATCTAAAAGATGGCACTTTTATACCAAATCCTAAGTAAACTTTTACAAATATCAGGTGCGCTGCGCTTTTTATATTGCGGTTGCTTTATTATTATAATAAATGCTTAATGCTTTTTTATATATAAATGTTGCGCTTTTAATATATGCTTTTTATAGATTTAAGTCAACTTATTTTAACCTCCTGATATTTATTTTATTATGATCAAGCTTAAAGCGCTTTTACCTGAAGTTTGGGATGCTAACCTCCTGGAGCAATCTGAACCATTTATTTTATTTTGTGACATGGACGGTGTGATGTGCAATTTTGATTTACAATTCAATCAAATGATAGGATCATCACCTAAAGAATTTGAATCTCAATATGGAACTTTAAAGTTTTGGGATGCTATAGCTGATAAAGGTGAAGCATTTTGGTCAAGCATGCAAAAAATGCCTGATTTTGATCAACTTAAAGCTGGTATAGTTAAGATTGTTAATGATAATAATATAGATCTACAAGTATTAACAAGCACTAGCGGTAATTGGATTCTTAAAAACCACCCAAGAGAAGAAGCCAAAGATATCATTAGAAATATAGAAAAAGGTAAATTACAGTGGTTAAGTAATCATTGGTCTGGCTTAAAAGTTAACTTCAGCGGTTCAGGTAGAGGAAAAGGTAAGTTTGCTAAACCAAATAGCTGCTTAATTGATGATTTGCCTAAAAATGTAGAATCATTTGAAACTGCTGGCGGTAAAGGTATTATACATACAAATGCATCAAATACATTATCTGATTTACAATTGTTAATAAATCAATTGCCAGAATCATTTGGTTATAGTTATTCTAATATATGAAAGTAAGAATCTATAATAATACTCTAAATCCAGCTCTTTGGGATGGTTTAAAACTAAAACCAGATGTAGCTGAATCTTTAAAGTCTATAGGACAATCCTTTTACAAGGATACAGAATTAACCGCTCCAGTTAAAGATATTATAATGGTTGGTAGTAGTGCAAATTATAACTGGTCAGATTTTAGTGATATTGACATTCATATAGTCATAGATTTCAAAGATGTATCTGAAGATGTAGAAATGGTTGAAAAGATGGTAAATGCCATTAAAGGTAAATGGAATGAAGATCATGACATTCATGTTAAAGGATTTAACGTTGAAGTATACATCCAAGACGTTTCTAAGAAAAACAGATCCACTGGAGTTTATTCATTGTTAAATAACAAATGGGTGACAGAACCAAAGAAGGAGAATTTTGAATTGGATAAAGAACAAATCCAACAAAAATACAGTGATATGGTGTTGAAAATTAAAAATGCACTAGAATCTGAAAGTTTAGTTAAGTTAAAGAAAGTTTTGAAAGATTTGTATGATATGAGAGAAGTTGGGTTAAACAAGTCTGGAGAATTTAGTACAGAGAATATTGTTTTTAAAGTATTAAGATCCAGAGGTCACCTAGACAAACTCAGAAATGGTATTAATCAGATATTTGATAAAAAGGCAAGTTTGAAAGAATCTTGAAAAATTTATATAAAAACAAATTGTTCATTATATTTATACAATAGAACTTATTTAAGGATAAAAAAATATGGCAGATTTACTAAATTCCAACGAAATATTCTTCACACAATTTGAACCTAAAGTTAAAAATAGGTTTCTATTGTACTGTGATGGTATTCCAAGCTTCTTGATCAGAAA